TTGATATGTCTTTCGAGTTCAGTAGATGCTTCGGTTTCGCTTACGGATCCTGGATAAGTCTTCGTGACTGGTTTACCCAGCCATGTTTGTTGTCCATAGCCGATAGTAAAGTTGCCATCGCTGTCTTGATAGGGACTTTCTGAGAAAGTGAAGGATTTCTTGATGTTCTCTAATCCTTCGGTAGATATCTTATGTCCTGAAACTGGTCTTGCTTCTTCTAATGTGGTTTGATTGGCTGTGGAGCCTGTGACTCCCTTACTCTCTACGAGTTGCCCATCTTCCCCTTCGGTTATGCTGTTTAGAAAGTCTAACTGTCGGCTGTTCTGTTTATAAGCCATACCAGTGTTCTCTACTGGGTCTTGCGGTACTCCTGGAATGGTACCAATCATAACTGGCTGTTGTTTATCGGGATCCGTGAAGATAATCGCTACGATAGTGCCTACGACTACACCTGGATTACTGCCTACTCCCGATATAGAAGCTGATGTGACTGGATTAATCGGTATGCACCATGGTAGATCCTCGGTGGGTAGTTTGGCAGTGTCACTGTTATGTACTCCGTGAACACGAACCTTACAACGACCGATCTTTAACGGATCGTTGCGGTTTTCTACGATACCTGTGTATATGTTAGTCATTCTTTGCCTTTGTTTTCTTTTTCATTGCGTTTATATAAGCACGGAAGATTGCTGCTTCGGCATTCTTCTTCATTACTCTTGCTCGTTGTTCCATAGCGATTGCTGCCTGTATTTTATGAGCATGCGACCGAGAACTACCTTTTATCTTAGCGACCGATGCCTTGGCAGTGGCTACATCCTTGAAACCGAGTCCTTTTATCGTGCCTTTCGGGTTCTCATCGGTGTATAAGTCCGAATGCTTCTTAGAATTAGCTGGTTGCCCTTTCTTACGAGGTATGCGTTTATTCTCAGCTATAAATTGACGAAAAGTAAGCATTATGCGGACTCCCTTAACTTGCCTAGATCGATTATCATACTATCCTTGAATATTTCCATACTACAGGTGTGTGCTTTCGGTGTTATGTTGTGACCGATACTGCTGATTAGATAATTACCACTAAACATAGGATCTAACATGTCAGTATCCTTATCGGTGGCTTCTCTACGATAGGTAGTCAGATTGATTACCTTACCGACTGTGTAATCGAACCTTCCAGGCACTTCAATATTGAGTACAAAGGCACGAGCAGTAGCCATCTGAGCACTTCTTTGTAGTATCGAGCCTTCTACCGATGTATCGCCGAATCCCTTGTGCATATTCTCATGGGTATGTAGGAAAAAACTACTAGCATCCTTATTAGCGATTACTTCTGGTGTGGCTAGTGAGTATTTATTCAGATGCGGTAGATTTTCAAACTCTAACTGGGCATTATAATGCTCACTGGTGTATGTCTTAGTAGCCATGTCATAGTTGGTCAGCTTATTTACGAACATACCCTGTTTTAGTCGTTCAAAGAAGTTAAATCCTTCATGCATAAACAGTTTAGATACCTTGCGGTACGATGCTTCAATATCAGCACCTGCTGGAGTCTCATTATCATCAATAAATTCTTGTATGATATTTCCTTCGTATAGTTCCGACAGTCCTACGAAGTTATATCCTTCCCTATTCTCAAAGAACAGGTAGTCAGCTATGCCTTTCTCATTTATGGCTCTTTCCGTGACATAATCGATGGCTCTCATCGGTGACCAGCGATTACATACAAAGCGAGTACCATTCATAGTGGGTGTTATCTTTAAATTCTTGGTGGTTTTAAACCCTTTCGGGTCGTCCATGACTAAGTCTTTAACGATATTACTACAGAAACCCTTTTTAGCACTGTCTAAGGAGTTATTTCTATCCTTAACAGCATCGGTGTTGATAAAGTGGAGGGTATAACCGAGTTTCGTATCACCGAGAGCGACTCGTTCGGTTAGTTTGAATATGTAGAAGGTTCCTGTGAATTTACCACCTGGAAAGTCAGGTGTTTCTATATCGCATCTTAACAGTTCTTGGCCAATCAGTGGCATACGATTAACTAAGTCTTGAGCATCCTGTAAAACCACCTTTCCTGTAATGAATGGGGAAAAGAGGTTTTCATAGAACTCAATAAAAGAAATCTGTTCTCTAATATCTATCTTGGATCCACCTGCAATCAACTCTACTGCGTTAATCGAGACATCACCAGCGAATGTGACTCCGTCTTGTGCCATAATTTATATTTCCATTTTCTTAAACTCACGAACTATCTGATTGACTAGTGTCGGAGTGACAATTTTTATTCTCCTTTTAGCTTCGTTCCTATCTTGCTCATATTGCCTATGAGTCTGAGCAACTGCACCAGCGACAGTACTGTCTACAACAAGACCATCCTTCTTATACCATTTAACTGCATCGGGACTAGTGTAGTTTGCGGTAATCATTGCTTCTAAAGCATCGTTCTCTAAGGGAAAGTCATTGACATAGTCGTATCTGTCGTTGATGAGCATGATAACCCAGTGTAATTGTGGGTCACCATAAAGTCGTTCTGCTAATGCTTCTATCGTTTCGTACTGTTTCAAGTCATAGAACTCATAAGCAGTAATATTTTGTAGTATCTGTTTTCTTAACCTTACATTCGTTGTTATATCGGTAAGAACTTTTAGTTCTTCACCATCACCGACACGAGTCAGGTAAAACATTTTCTCAAATTTTTTAAAGTAAGTATCAGCCATTTATATCTCGTCGATTGATTGGGATGTTGCTGCTTCAGGTACATCGAGTCTAGTAGTTTCCTGCGGTGGAGTTTCACCGAAGGCAGCAAGATGTCTTTTAGTAAGAATACTAAGCTCTTGAAAGGATAGTGTCATGTTTATCTGTGTAGGAGCTCCATTATCAAACGAAGTAAACTGTCCTTGTGGTGTATAGTTTACATTGACCTCTTTTAGTACAGCTGATGTGTGTTTATGTACGAATGGGTTCTCTTGGTCACCGATATAGTAGTATATCTCGAACTCTCCAGGATATAAGTAAAGGAAACCCTCGTCATCCTTAAAATCAGGATGCATATGGAATCTAAATGTGTTAATTATGTTTCTTATGTTAGCTGACTCTTCAGCAGAGCGAGGAAAGAACTGATAGTCATACTGAAAAGTTCTAAAGTCCATGTTCTTAAATATTTGTTCTTTTTTAGGGTTAGGTGCTACACCTGCCATGGCTTGTATTGCTTCACTGCCTGGAACATTCTGTAATGCAGCAGATTGTACTACACCAGCACTACCATCAGTCAAAGTTTTAACTAATCCATCGATTGCAGCTTTACCACCACCACCTTCTGCTACACCTTTCGCTAAATCAGTGGCTCCTTGTGTAAGTACATCAGCACTCTGCATGAATGCTTGAGCCATAAATGTTTCTGCTTCTTCATACTGAGCACCAGCACGGATAGCAAAGTTATTCGGCATGTGTAATGCGATAGCATGCTTCATTCTTTTAAGTGGCTTACTAAATTTCTTACCAAGTGCTTTAATACTTAATCCGTCTTCGGCATTACCTAAAGTGGCAGCATTCGCAGCACCACCTGCACCTACAACAGCAGCACCTTTGGTTATACCACCTGCACCACCACTAATTAATCCACCGATAATACCACCAGCACCTGCTCCTGTTAAAAACTGTGATGCGATAACTGATAGATTACTAAAACCTGCACCATTGATTGCTCTACCAACTGCAGGATCTACATCAGGCATAGCATCTGTGACTTCTTGTACTATTTTAGATTCCTGTCTTTCGTTGATAAAGAACATCATATAGTTCCCTCCATAATCGGGAACATTTAATAAGTCGTTGGGATATGATAGATGGGTGACAGAATAAGAGGGACTTTTATTACTTTTATCAACTGCTTCGTTCAGATCTTCGTCTGATACTGTACTTTGTATTTCTCTTGTAATGGTAGTTGATGATTGAGCAGGAGTTGTTTTTGTGCCTGCATCTTGTTTTAAAGTACCATGCCTAGCTGATTGTCTACTCATTAAGTGTCCCTAAATAGTTTTCTATAGGATATATTTAGTTATGTTTCACAAAAGAAAATACACCCCAGTTAATCCACAGAAATACGAAGGAAATCCCAACAACATTATAATGCGTTCAAGTTGGGAAACTCGTTTCGCTTCGTGGTGCGATAAGTCTGACCATGTAATTAAGTGGAAAAGCGAGGAAACTGTTGTTCCTTATCGCTCACCCATAGATGATAGAATACATCGATATTTTATTGACTTTACTATCACAATAAAAGATAGACATGACCAACTCAATACCTATTTAGTTGAAATAAAACCAAAAGTACAGACTCAACCACCAAAATTTAAGGGAAGAAGGACTAAAAGGTATCTGACCGAGAAGAAAGCATATATTATTAACACTGCTAAATGGAAAGCAGCAGAACAGTATGCGTTAGATAGAGGACAGAAGTTTATTATCATAAACGAGGATGACTTAGGTTTAACTTGGACTACAGGTCTCGAGAAAAAAACTAAATAGTAGATAAACAAAGGAATTATTATGCCCAAGCCAAAATTAGGAGACCCAACTGATTTTTCATATCGCATACACAAGGTCACGAAAGTAGTTGATGGTGATACCATAGATGTCATCATAGATATAGGATTCGATATCATGTATAAGTCAAGAGTGAGAATGTTTGGTATAGATACTCCCGAATCAAGAACAAGAGATAAAGAAGAAAAGGTCAGAGGACTTTTAGCTAAGAAATATCTATCTGAGTCGCTCAAGAAAGGTAAGAAGCTGGTACTTAAAACTTACAAGGACTATGAGACTGGTAAGTTTGGTAGAATACTTGGTGATGTATGGATAGATGGTAAATCTATTAATGCTCAGATGATAAAAGATTTTATGGCTGTACCATATAATGGTCAGTCAAAAGAAATGGTTGAAAAACTACACGAAGCAAATAAACTTATGCTTCAACGACTAGGAAAAATAAGTGGCTAAGACACCAACACAAACATTTTTTGATAAGGCATCAACCGATCCTAACATCGCTAAGAAATCTAGAGGATGGTTTAATAAGGAAGTTGTAAGGTTGCGTCAGATGCGACCTATGCCTAGAAAAATTATGCAACAGGATGGTCGCTCTACAAGACTACTTCCTGGACGATTATATATGTTTCAATATGAAGCCAAAGGTGCTGATACATTACCATACTTTGATAGATTCCCTTTATGTTTCCCTTTTGAAATACAATCAGACTTCTTCTTAGGATTAAACATGCATTATCTACCATATCTATTACGCATTAGATTATTAGATAGAATGATGACATACGCATCTAATAAGAAGATGGATTCTACTACACGATTAAAATTTCAATGGAATACTATACGAGGATCCGCAAGGTTG